TCATCCACATCGGAGATAGAAGTTATGTTTAATGAATTTATCTTAATATCTCCTGTAGAATAATCAATGGTTCCTGCTGTTTCATCACTATACGTTCTAACAACGCCAACTAAATAATATCTTCGTATATTTCCGCTACCATCATCATCAAAGAACTGTTCATTGGTTGCGTCACCACTGACAAGAAAACCAGAGGAAGTAGTAATTCCACCGCCAGATTTATTGTGTTCTGAATGAGGATTATAAAGAACATTATTAAAATACACATTATATCCTGCCGCACTATTTAATGTGGGTGTAATTTTTTTAGACAAAGTAACATTTGTGATATTGTTTAGAATTGAAGAATCGGTATCGTCAATCAGGCTCGAGAGTTGAGAATGTCTAAGCACGTTATTAAAAGATTTTAATTTACTGTCATTGAAATCAGTAATCGTAGTTGTAACATTAGAAACCAAAGTAGATTTTTCTTTGGTTGTTTTGTTTGAGTTATACTTAAACGATACATTCAAAATAATATAAGTAATTTCTGGATCAATAATTACAGGCGTAATAGATGCTACATTATATTTTTGGAAGTCACTTACCAGCTGAACTTTTTGCGCCTCAGTAAGGTTGTTACCCGTGGTTGATTTTATTGAAATATAAACCCGGCCATAAGAAGCGGTGCTGATTACGCCGAGACTTGGATCAAAAGAACCACTCTCGCCGCCAAACACCATGACGGCTTGAGTTTGAGGAAATAGTTTTTTTGCAAATAACTTATAATCCTCTGATGTAACGCACCGGCCCTGGGCCGCATAATCTAATGGAGCATTGAGTTTGATGGAATTAAGTGTCTCGCCTTCTGTTCCACCGGATGCCTTATTGACAGTCGTAACAGTAATATCTGTAACAGTATCAATAGCACCAGATGAAGTAAAGAGAGAAGCACCATTTGATGCTGATTTGTTTGTCACCACATATTGGAGTATAACTATATTACCATCAGACAGAGATTTACTTAAAACTCCATCACCAAAATAGACTTCAAACTTTTGTGCCTCAACTTCCTGTAAAAAATAAACTTCACTTGAACTTGTTAGTGTAGAAATGTCTGAGGCCTTGGTATGGGTTGTGGTAGTAGAATCTGAGCTTGATGTTTGAACCTTGACTGTAAGTGTTGTCGTATCTGATCTTTTATCTGTCAAAATAAATCTTTGATTTACATCAGAAGAATCCACAGTGTATCTTACTGTAACATATGTTCCTTCATAGATTTTGAGATTATTGAAAGGAATTTCTGTACCTGTGCTGCTTGCAGTAACATCAGCAATATTAACGAATTGGTAATCTACATTATCTACTGTAGTATTGAACTTTGTTCCAGCAGTCATTGTCGCAGTACTTTTTGAAGAATCGTTTAGCACTACATTGACTTCTGCAAAGGGAGCTCGAGCAGAATCTACTTCGTAGCCCAGTGTCTTTGCGTGGGATACAATACTTGAGCGTAATGAGGAGCTATCCATGAACATCTCATTTGCGAGCATATTCATATTGAATCCAAGATAGTGCGTATTGTAGGCCAGCGTATCCAAGAGAATGTTCATGCCGGAACCTTCAAAATCATAATCTTTGAATTCGGTTTGAGCTTTAAGGAATGTCTTTAAGTTTGCTTTTACATCATCAAAGTCAAACTCTGTTATGTCTAATCTTCGGTTTGCTGCCATTATCGTAATCTCTCTAAAGGTAATGTTAAGTCTATTAGTTCTGTTGGCGCATTAACAACATAGAATTCTATACTCACCTCATATTCATTACGGTCCAGATTAGGAAAAGCCCTAACACCGACAAGACGAGCTCGAGGTTCAAAGTTCTCAATAACATCCTGAACCTGCCTTGCAAGAATAATTGCTGTTACAGGAGTCATCAATTCAAATAGCGTATCCCTTATACCAGAGCTTATCTCTGGATGAAAGGGCTTATCAAATACATTAAGCAATACGAGATTACGAATTGATCTCTTTACCGCTTGTATATCATAGACAATATTAACATCTTTGGTCTTATTGTTTTGACCAAAGAATAAATCAAGGTCAGAATAAATCTGAGAACTTCGGGGAGATTTATTTTGACCCTGAGCATCTATAAACGCATCTTCATTTCGCCATGCTTCTTTTAGCGCCATTTAAGAACTCCTGTTTTTATTATTTATAACAACACCTATTATTATTCATACGTTAAATGTATTAACTTCATCTAAATCCGCCTCGCTAGAGCTCGTGCTTCCTTCAACTCTTTTGCTAGTCTTTCATCTCTACTATTAAAAGTATTTACAGCGGTTTCTGCAGCACTCGCTAGAGCTGCTACACTGGCATCAAATGTATTTGTAGCAAATGCATCTCCAAAAATTCCTTTTAATTCATCTACAGTTTCATCTGTAGAAAATGTAGAAGCAGCCTCTTTAACTACATCTTTGTCAGGCAATAGAGATGCTTTCGCAAGCTCAATTGCTTCAGTCGCGCCGGCTGGAAGTTCCATATTAGGAATAGCCGCTGCAAGGCTTCCTGTAGCACCAGCAAGAGCAGAAGCGCCATCACTTACAATTGAATCTAAACTATACCCCCCTGCTGATATAGCACCACCAAAGGAAGTTCCGATTGAGGCAAGTTTAGCTACATGAGCAGATGATCCGACGGCTAAACTTGCAAGAGCAGTAATTTCTGCTTGGAGATTAACAGCTGGAAGTGAAGGTAGTTCTGGAATCATATCCCCGGTTTTAGCTTTCAAATCCGTAAGATCAGTAGACAATGAAGATGTAAGAACAGAAGCATCAACTTCCAGTTTACTCATAACATCTTTTTCTATTGAATCTACTTTACCTGCTATCTTATTATAAATATCTGAAGCCCCTGGCAAATTAGGTATTGCAAAATTAACCATTTATCTCTCCTTATCCTCCAGCAAATACGTTAGAACTACCAGCTGCAACAGATGTACAACCAGAAATGCTATCGCCAATTCTACCAGCACCTTTTGTATTAACTTTAACTGTAGATGATCCAGAAGCAATTGGTGCCGCATGATTTATACAAACTACTGGTGGTTTTAAATGAGAAGTATTATTATCGCCTTGTCTGCTCCATGCAATTCCATTTACAAATACATTTGATGAACCTTCTGCTCTGGTCATCCCAGAGCAATGGGCAACATCTGCATCTCCAATTCTAGTTGCTGCGGGCACGTTCTTTCTCCATTAGTTCCTGTAACCTAATATTCCACTGAGCCATTTCTTCATGTTGTTCTTCGGTATGTGCCTCAGGTATAACATCAGGTAAAAATTTAATTACATGTTCAAAATCCTCTGGTATATCTTCATACTTATCGTATGTAATCAATTCTCCATTCACTATAAATTGAAACTCTGCCATTAGTTCAAATTAATCAATGCAGAATCAATATCAACTTCTACACTTACATTCAAATCAAGTGTGCCAGTAATATTAGATGTATGACTCGCCTTGAATGTTTCTGTAACCAACCCTTCAGAATAAATTGTAAGACCATCTGCTTCAGTCTTGATATCCATTGCTTTTACAGACTTTATATTCAAATCATCTCCTGAGAATATAGTCGTCTGACCGTCAACGGAGGTCTGAAAAATATCGGTTTTGGCAATCCAACTAATAGAACCTGTAAGACTTGCTTGACCAATATTCCCTGTAACATTGTGCCTAAAGTATCCTTCTATTGTCCGTAGTTCGTTCCCAAAGATGGTAACATCCTGATCCTTACCAACTCTACCCTTAACTGCCCTATTGACGTTATAAGAATAGTTACCCTTTATCTCTGTTTCAAGGTTTCCGCCTATCCCAGCACCAATCTTGACTCTTTCGTTCTTGTGTATCTTTCTGGTATAGTCACCTTCAACCTCCAAAATATAATCACCCCTGATCAATTCCTTTTTGGTGCCCTCTATTGTTACGTTAACATCACCAGATATCAGGACGTTAGAGCTCCCCGCGATAATCTCATAGTTGCTCCCCACAACCTTAACCACCTTGTCACCAGTTGGGTGCCACTCCTCAAAGGTTCCAGACTTATGCTCTCTATGCAGCCTCTCACCACCGGGGCTGTCATCAACCTCCATAAGATGGCCGGACTCACTTTCATAGACATGGTTATATGGATACTTTGCAGAAAGATATTTCTCTGCGTCTTTCGCTATACCCTTCGGATTCGGTTCGCTCCAAGGCACCATAGGATCAGCAATTCCTGTGCCTAAAACAGAACCGTCTTCTACAGATGGAATATGAGGCCGAGTTGCAGTTGGGATGGAAGTACGTTTTTGTTTACGCCTGCGATCTAAAGCTGCATGAGTTTCAGAAACAACACCTCTCCCTAGCCTATTTGTATCTGTTTCCCCTACGGTATGGCCAGAAAACCGAGAAAAACTGGTGCGCTTGGCGGTCGGGACAGTGCTATCCTTTACAGCACCCAGAGGATAGGGGCCATAGTCACTTTCATCTTCTGGATTACCCGCATAGGGCTTGACACCAGCATCATTCAGCTGGGTTGATTCTTTGTGGCGGGGATCGTTGAAACCCTTTCGGTGATCTGCCGAATTTGCAGGAATGCCAGGAAGCGATCCTATGATAATGGGCTGCTGCTTCTCGACGGCAT